CGAACCGCATGACGTCCGTGTGGAACGTTATCTACGAGTCGGGATGGTTGGAGGAGGCCGCTAGAGTGGTCAAGGATGAGAAGGCCAATCGCTGGCTCAACTACACACTCGAGAAGAAGCGCGCCGGCAAGAACATCATGGACGGGAGCATGAAACTGGCGTGGTATAGGACACAGAGCCTGATGTGGAAGTCACTTCCCTACCTCATGCATCCCCACGAGGACCGTTGGCTCACGGTGGCCGAGGGCCTCGCTCTGATGGGATTCCCGAAGGACTACGCGGCGAAAGTCCATATCCCCACCAAGCACAGCAACGTAATCTGCCAGAACGTTCCGTCCACAACTGCTCGGGATTGGGCGCTAGAAATTGTCGAGGCTTTAAACGGCAACAGAGAGTGGGTAGAAAGACCTAGTGGTGCAATTCTTCGGCAAAATAATACTGCCTCTAAGAATCCTATGGAGCCAATCTGGTCACTTTGATTTAGATATAGTTCGGCCTTTGTGGTATCCCTCAGGAGCCTCAAAGGCCATTACACTATCTACACCATTTGTAAACCAAGATTTTCCGTAGTTCCCGTTCTTACTTCCTTTGTTTTTTCCCTCTAAAGATTGACTTAATTTTACTTTTGTTTCCTCGGAAAGATGACTACCCAGAAGTTTTTGCCTTATCTTTTCTCGTGCCTTTGATGTTATAACTCGTCCCTTTTGAGCTTCAGACATTCTTTTTCTAGACTCTTCCGACAAAGGCTTGCCGTATCTTTGGTGATCTTTACCACTTTTTCCCCACATCGGATGGCGAGAACCGGTCAAAGCATTATGAAAATCTAATCCGGTTTCTACGGTAAAATTGGCCCATTCACAGGAGTTTACTATATTATTCTCAATAGAAAAGTTAATAGCAAATTGCTTTAAATCTTCTATTTGATCATTTTCAAATTGAGCTACTATTTGAGTAGTATAATCTTTTCCATGCTTTTTTAAATGCCTTTTCCAGTAAACTCCAGAGCCGGTGTATAGGTGGACATTTTTTCTTTTTGTTTTACCAAAGTATTTCAGTCCAGTTTTGTTGTGTGTTTTAACGTACAAGCTAATCATTTTATCAAGGAGACTATATAGTCCTTAAACCCAAATTGTTCCTACTTGCACTAGTAGATTATCTTGCTCTTTATCTGAAGAGTACCACCCAGTAGGGATTGAGCCAGGCTTCCGTCTGGCTCGTGCTCTATGATCTCCGCTGTGGACGCTATGAACTCCTCTGGGGTCTGTGGCCTTTCCTCGTATGTCTTCTCGTAGAGCTCGATGGCCTGGTCCACTGTGGCTTCGACTCGCGCCTCGATGACCTCGTCGGTCATAGTGAAGGTCTTGTGAAGCGCCTCCGACTGCACCCACTTGCGCTGGACGAAGTCCACAAGGGCGAGCAGTTCCTTCCGAGTGAGATTCTCGTCCTCCACGGCTTTCAGTAGCATGGAGATGATGAGCCGGGTCTGCGACTCGGAGTAGTTCTTATTCTCGGCATTTCTCAACCAGAAGATGTCCAGCTCGTCGAAGAGCGTCTTGAGGTTCCTGGCGCCGATGCGCTTTATCGCCTTCCTGTTGACGAAGTCTAGGATGAGGTCGAGGGCGGGTTCGAGTAGGCCCCACAGCACGGCGGCCTGGATGACGAGGCCCCTCTCCGATGGTCTCTTCTTCCCGAACGAAAAGTAAAAATCCATTACTGGTAGAAAAAAGAAAGGAGGGAAGCGTACCTCCCTCCGAAGAACCGGGTCTACTTGGACCGGATAAGTTGAGCTATAGAGGCCTCGTGGCGCCTATCCTGCTTTTGCTTGTGCTCCTTGATGAGCTGGAGGACGTTAATCTTCATCACTTGTCCTCCTTCACGAACTTGACTCCTCTGTACACTTCGGAGTGCTGAAGTTGCATCTGATGCTGGTACTGGAGACGCTTCTGGGTGTCGTAAGACACACCGCGATAGACTGCTTTGGACATTAGGTTTGCTCCTTTACTTGTTAGGGTATTGGTGCGTTCCTTCAGTCGGCTTTTGCGGCCACGTGAGCTGTGGCTGAACGGTCCGTTCCGAGTCGGCCTACTTCCGTCGGAGAGGGGGATGCCTCTCCAATGAACGATCTATGTTTCTTTAATCGAATGCGTACTGAAGCCACTCTGGAGACCCGGAGTCTATCAGACTTAACAGGAACCTATTCGCGGGCGCGCTCGGCTTTCTAGTCAGTCTCATCCCTGTCTGCTCGAGTGGGATGTCGCCCTTACGTGTATTGCATGTCGAGCACGCCACGACCAGATTCTCCCACGTGTCCTTGCCTCCCCTGCTCCTAGGAATCACGTGGTCGATGGTCAGGCGTCTTGTCGATCCGCAGTACTGGCACTTGTGCCCGTCACGCTTGTATATGAGGCTGCGGGAGGGTTTGAGCGAGTTGATCCTGGAGAAGGGTATCCTTATGTACTCGGTGAGCCGGATGACTTTAGCCGATACGATCAGGGCTTTCTCCTTGAGCAAGAGGATGATGGCTCTCTTCCAGCTCGTGACATGGAGAGGTTCGTAGGACGCGTTGAGCACTAGGACCTGGGTGTTAGGCCTGATCTGTTTGACGTTTTCCGGTGCCATCGCAGACTCCACATTCTACTATTTCGTTGGGTAATACGCGCCCGTCGGGCGAGTTTTTCTCGATAACGAGGAATCCCCTGCCAGCGCAGTTCCTACAGGATGATTTGTCGATCTTACTGATGAGGCGTTGGCGGGGGACGGGGGCCATGGGTTTAGAACGATGCTGAGTCGCAGATACCCTGAAGCTCTTCGGAGGGGGACGCGGTGACGGAGGCGTCTCCGTTCACGTTATGATCCGGCCGGACTTGATTGTAGGCCTGTTTCTCCGCGGCGATGGCGGAGAACTCCTCGCCGGTCACGCCGGCGTAGGCCAGGATGGCTCGGTGGAAGAGAAGGATGTCATACATCTCAGCTATAAACTCCCGGCGGAGTTCGGGTGAGTCCATGTAACTCCGCTCTTTGTTCTTCCAAGAGCGGCGGGGGACGTACACCCGGGCTTCGATCGCTTCCTCCATGAGGTGGCCGAAGTACTCGATGACTTTCTCGTAGCGGTAGCAGAGCCAGTCCTCGTTGAGGTAACCGTGCGCCGCCTCGTACTTCATCAGCATCTCAGGCCCGACACCACCGACTTTGGCGGCGTACTTCTCCTGCGCCTCGAAGCCATCGTTGATGAACTTGACGTAATCGAAACTCATTGGCTTACAGAACTTTCTCTAGAGATCATATCATGGATCGGGGAGGATGTCAACCCTCGCAGGCGGCACACTCGCTGTATGTCTTCTCCCCCTGACCTAGCTTCTCGGCGAGGTCGGTGTAGCCTCCGACGTACTGGTCATTGAGCCAGATCTGGGGCACGGTCTTCCACACCCACTCGGAGTCGGGGACATCGGCCCTATCCACCTCGTTGATGGTCCAGCCCTGGCTACGGAGAAGGGACTTGGCCATGGAGCAGTAGGGGCACTCCTGCTTGGTGATGATCTTCGCGACCTTCTGCTGGCCAGGAGGCTTCTTCTTCACGAGCAGGGACGAACTCTTCAGATAGTAGAGGGACTTGAGGCCACCCTTCCAAGCGCTCAGGTGGAGCTTGAAGAGGTACTCCGGCGAGGATTCGGGATCGACGAAAAGGTTGATGGACTGACCCTGGCAGACGTACTTCTGCCGGTCCGCGGCCTGCCTGATGATCTCAAACTGGTCGATCTCACGCGCCGTCCTGAACACCTCCTTGGTGTGGTCGTTGATGAACTTGAGATGCTGGATCGATCCTCTGAACTCCAGAATCGACTCCCACGTCTCGTCGGTGTTCTTTCCGATCTTTTCGAGGTGTTCCACGAGATACTTGTTCTTGCGAACGAAGGTCCCCTTGGCCTGCTTTGCAACGTAGTAGTTCGCGTCGATGGGCTCGATGCCCTCGCTTCCCGCTCCGCAGATTACGGAGTTGGATTTGGTGGGGGCGATGGCCATGAGGTGGGTGTGACGGAGCCCGGTACCCTGGCACCATTCCGGCTCGCCGTAGGTGACGGCCATCTCACGGGAGGCTTTCTGCGCCTTCTCCTTGACGTACCTGTGAACCTTCTCGTTGAGTTGGCGGGCCTCGGCGGAGGCGAAGGGGAGGTTCTTGGACTGGTAGAGAGCGTGGAGGCCCATGGTCCCCAGGCCCAGTGCCCTGGACTTGCGGGCGAATCTCACCGCTCTTCCCATGGAGGTGATGCGATCGGCCTTGTGGCAGAACTCCTCCACAACAGCGTCGAGGAGGTACACGGCCAGCTCGGGGACGGTTTTGCCAGTGGCCGGGCCGGTCCAGTCCTTCCACTCCTCCCAGCGTGCTAGGTTGAGAGAGGAGAGAACGCAGACGAAGGTGTGGTTCTCGTCGGTGTGCAGGAAGATCTCCGAGCAGAGATTGCTGAGCTTAACACTCAGTCCTCTCTGAGTGTAGCATTCCGGATTGGCCTTGTTGGCGTTGTCGATAAAGATGATGTATGGAG